CAGGTGAAGCAAACTGTTGAGGAACTACTGTTTGTTGACCAAACTTTCTAAGAACTCCTTGAGTTACTGTCCCTGTGCGTGATAAAGTTTTGAAAAAGTCTGTATTTTCTCCACCATCTCCATCTATATTTAATAAGTCGTTAATAGAGTTTTCACTAATTTCTATATCTTGTGGACCGTTAGGGTTGATACGGTATAGAGGCCCTTCTCCAAGAGCAGTTAAAAGAAATAGAATGTCAGTTGAAAAAAGACTATTAGGTTCTTCTGAGGGACTACCGCCTCCACCACCACCGCCAAAAGCTCCCTTAATTATAGGAACTTTAACGTTGTTATGTTCAGTAAAATACCTTCTCATGTCTCAAACCTTGAAGCGACTGTAATAGTATCACTCTTTCCGTGGTCAACTGTATCTAAGTAACCACTTATTAATTGTCCAGCTACACGATGCATACCATAAATTAAAGGAATAGGAGTACCACTATTAGTGGTGTTTTGTAGTCCACCGAACATATCATTTTGTCTAATATTTTGATCAGTTTCTTTAATTTTTTCACGTTTTGTGAATAGAGAGGTAACTAAAGCTAGTCCTATATTCACACCTAAAGTGGAAGCGAAGCCACCACCAAATATACCAGCAGACCCACCTGCTGCGGCAGCACCCGGGGCTGCTCCTAAACCAAATCCACCTGTTGCAATACCTAGAGCTGCTACGGCTAGAAGTGTAGTGGTACGTTTTCCACCCCCACCTACAATCGCAGGAACTACATAAAAAACATCATCTTGTTTTATTTTTTTAATATATAAATCTTCTTCTTCAACTACCTTCAAAGTCTTATCAAGTAACGAATAACCTTCTTGACACTCACCTGTGTGGATAGAGTTAGCATAGTTTCTAAATTTAGGGTGCATAGAACCAAGATAAAAAGGTAAGTCTCCATACCTAGTTAAATCAGCTGTATATTCTGACTGAGAGAATATATTTTTGTAAGCAGAATGGATTTTTATTTTTGTAAGCAATGACGCTCCTCAAAATCATCAAAAATTAAAGTATCTAATTTATCATCATACCAGTATATGTAAAATTTATTGTTGAATCCAACTAAAAATTTATACTCTTGGAATGCTGCACCCACTTTATCTTCTTCACTTGGGATAGGATTTTCTTGCCCAGGATGAGAGTGAAAAACTCCCCAAATATTACCGTCATGCTTTACTAAAGCAGCAGGATCTAAATAAAAAGTTTCTTTCGGTAAATCACTAATGTTTTTACAAGGGATATAATCAAAATTTTTAGTTATAATACCAACAGCTTCAAGAGGATAATCTCTCAGAGCATGATTATTCATATCTTCTTTTAACTTACTAAACTTTTCCATCTAACCTTCTTTATTGTATATTGTCTAAAATATTTATGATAGTCGTAAATAGCACTATCTCTATTCTCAATCATTTGTAGTATTTTATTATTTCCTACATACATAGCAACATGGTTTACAACATTAGTTGCTCCTAAACACATTAGTATAAGATCATAAGGTTGTAGCGTACCAACCTCAACCCAATCTCCATTTTTTGATCCATTTAAAAAATGTTGCTCATGTGTTTTAGTAAACCACTGGTCATCAACCATTTTTAAAAAGTCGCTTGAAGTATAAGGTATCTGTATACCAGCCTGTTCTTTAAAAACATAACATAGCAAAGTAAAGCAGTCCATACCTGTAGTTGGATCTGTACCAAAAAGTTTATAAGGGATGTCGGTATATTTATTAAACCATTGATTCATGGCGATATATGGCACATATACGCTTTACCCAATAATCAGATAAAGTTTCTATACGTGAGACCCCTCTCTCTTCAATGTGTAGTATTTGAGTTGGTTTTAAAAATAAACCAAAGTGTATAACTAAATTTGAATTCAGCGACTTAAAAGCTATTACATCATAGTTTTCAGCGTCTGTCAATTTAACTTTTAGAGCACACGTTGAAGCCCATCTGTCTATATGTTCAGTAGAAAAATGCTTTAACCAAGCTCTTGAGTGGGGGTAGGGGGGTAAGGGAAATTCTATATTAAGCTCGTTTTTATAAAATAAACGTATTAATTCAATACAATCAACTACTCCATATTCGTGTTTTAATCCTAAATATTTTTGTACCATTCAGCTAACTCTGGATAAACTGCTTCGAATGATTCATTTCTAAATAAATCACTTTGTTGATTTTGCTTTTTGAAATCAGTAGCTAGAGTACTGTCGTCTCTGCTACTCATGTGCCTTAATGAATCAAGAATAGTGTTTAATTCGTAGTCAGTAAGATTAGTTATATTCAACAAATCTTTTTTATATTTTTTCAAAATAGTATTTTTTACACGTTTTGAAAGAACGGTTGTTGACTGATAGCTAGGATTTGTTAAATTAGTAATACTAAAACTTTTATTTAAAGTCTTAATCCATTTAATTAAATCTATATTAGTATTTATTGAATATACACTACTAACTATTGAAAAAGTAGTAATATAATTAGAAAACTTAAGACTATTATTCTTAAAAAGTTCGATATCAAGACCTTTTCTACCATACTCAGCTTGCTCATTAAAACCGTCTATACTAGGCCACAGTTCTATGTTTTTAAAATTTTTCCACAACTCTTCTAAATCATAACCCTTAAAATTACCACTATAAGAAAGATTTGTATTATATGATAGTTCTATGTTTTTACTACAACCTGTATCTACTAAAAATTTTAACATTTTGTAATGTCCCTCTTGTACAAAAGGCTCACCACCAGCAAAATACATAATTTTAATATATTTTTTTATATGGTCTATGTCTTGCCAAAATTTAATATTGTCAGTCCAGTGATCGTAATGGTTAAGTGCACTTTTATCTAGTTTACCAAAATATTTTTCTTCTTTTGCCCATGAAGAAGAAGCGTAGGAACCACACATTCGACATTTAAAGTTACACAAATTACCAAAGCGAAAATCAAGGTATATAGGAGGAGTATTTAGAGAGCCATCTTTTTCTGTTTTGCTGTATAGTTTAGTATAAGAAGAAAACTTAGAATTCATCCGTTGTCTATGGCTTGAAACACCATTACTTTCCCAATCATAACAAACTTTACAATCTTTTACATAATCTCCATTAAGCATAGCCAGTCTTACTTGTTTCATGTGAGAAGAGTTAAAAGCTTCTAAAGGAGATAGGTTTTCTCCGAATAGATTATTATCGTGATTTAAAGTAAAACAGCATAAACCATACTTACCTGATAAATCTCCATACTGATGAACCCAAGGTAATATACAACGTTTATCCTCTTGGGATTGTTCGTCCTGTGCCAGGAAAGCCTCCAAAATGAAGTTGGTTGTTTCGAAGTGTGCAAGCTAATAAAGATTTTGAACAGACATCACCCGATGAGTCAGCTGCAATCTGATTATTAGCAGCTATAGGATTAGCATTGGCGGTTAGTACGGGAGAAGATCCGGGAATAGGATCGCTACCAGGACCTGGGTATTGACACTCAGGACCTTTATAAACCCACTGACAGGTATTTTTATAAAATTTGCGCTTAGGTGTGACTAACTTAAAATACTGAAGCCATGAAATTAAATTAAAAGTAGCTACATCATCACTTAGTTTTTCAAGTTGATCAATTTTAAATTTGTCTTCTACATAAGATTCAGAATCAGCCAATGGATTAACAATGTATAATGCTTCTCCAATAGGTAGATCAGCTTCTAAATCATTGCTTAGAAATAGAAAAGAATTTCTTTCAATTGATTGAATTGTTCCCTCAATAGTACCTGAGCGAGCCCTAACATTATCACCTACTCTGTATGGTAGAGTATTATAAACCTCAATTACGTTACTACTTACTGATTGAATACTACTATACTCAGGCCAGTAGTCTAAGAAATTAGCAAAAGTAGTTTTTATTTCTACAACGCCTCCTAATAAATCCCTGGTATCTTGTTTTTGCTCTGTCCAAGTGCCTCCAACAGCAAGAGTTTGTGTTCTATCAAAAGATGCATTAGAGCGACCGTAATATCCTACTATGTCTGCATCGTAATTCAATCCGTCTGGGTTGCTTGTTGTTCCAACAACTGTTCTTGGATCGATACCATTTACTAGCTCACCATTAACAGTCGCAGTTACAGAATTTGAAGAGTTATTTCCTGCTAAAAAAGGGTCTTCTATTAATCTGGTAATTATATTATCTACATTGAAAACATCTAAAGTTATTTCATCTACTGAGCCTTCAGATCCTTGACCTAATTTAGAAGCATTAACAGGAAAAGGAATATAAGAAGTGCCACCATAAGACACGTTATAAGATAAATCAGAAGTTAAATCACCTACAACTTCTGCAAAACGAATTGGAAAATCATTAGGCCATGCTTTACCCGTCCCTTGGCCTGTTGGATTACCTGCGTCATTAGGAGGATACCACTCTCCAGGATAGTATATAGTATAAAGTCTTACAATAGGATTTTGGGAAAAAGAATTTTTCTCTGCTTTAAAGGCACTAGGAGTTATAGAAGATATAGTTGCAATTGCAGTAGTAGAGTTAGCTGATATAACATTACTTACAAAATTAGAAGTAGAGAGTAGACCATCACCGCCTGAGCCAGTAGCTAAAGTAATGGTATTGGAATGCACTACCTCTGAAGAGGAAAATTCTTGTTGTATATTATTAAGCTTTACCTTAATTTCGTTAGTAGTTAGATTTACGTTTGCAATAAGACCAGCAGTAGCAGTGGTATTACCAACAAGCACGTTAGTGGTAACAAACCCAAAAGCATTATCAACACTTAATATTACATCATAAGAGCGAGCGCTCATCAGTCAAAGACCTCTTGCAGATTAAAAGATACCATATAAAAATTTTCCGTCAATCTTGAACCTGTAGAATAAGTT